AATTGACTCGTTGTTTTTACCGAATGCAGTGGCTGTTTCAGGAGCAAGTTTTGATACCCCTACTATTCGGAGTATACTTGCTAATGCAACGATCGTAATGGACAATGAACCAAGAAATAAAGACATTGTCAAACAGTTAGAGAAGTATATCAATCTAGGTTATTCTGTCTGTATGTTCCCAGAGCATATTCAACAGAAAGATGTGAATGAGATGATTTTACATGGCGAAATGAGTGCCGATGAAGTTACTGAAGTCATAAATACAAACACCTACACTGGTATGGAAGCAAAATTGAAATTTAGTACATGGAAGAAAATATGAATGTTAGAATGATTAGTTATAGTAAACCCTCTCGCGAGATGTATGATGAGGGTTTGGTTGATGTACAGGAGTTAGTTGCGTTCTGTGCACGTGTTAGTAATCCAAGCAACCAGTTCAACACAGATACATCAGAGAAGTTAATTAAGTATTTAATTAAACATCAGCATTGGTCACCTCTAGAGATGGTCAGTGCATGTTTAGAAATTGAAACTACTCGTGATATAGCAAGACAAATCTTGCGTCACCGCTCTTTCTCGTTCCAAGAATTTAGCCAGCGATATGCTGATCCAACAAAAGACTTATCTTTCGTTCTAAGGGAAGCCCGACTCCAAGATACGAAGAATCGTCAAAATAGTGTTGAGAATACAAATCTAGCATTGGCAACATGGTGGGAAGAAAGACAAAAGCGAGTGATACGAGAAGCTGAAGAAGCGTATGCTTGGGCAATCGAAAATGGTATTGCCAAAGAGCAAGCAAGAGCAGTACTCCCAGAAGGACTAACTGTTTCTCGTTTATACATGAATGGTACACTACGATCGTGGATTCACTTTATTGAGTTACGATCGGCAAATGGTACACAAAAAGAACACCAAGAAGTCGCACGACAATGCGCAAAGGTTATTGCTGAGGTATTTCCTCTAGCAAATGAATTAGTAAAACTATAATAATATTGGGGCAATAAATGGAAATTGTGCATGGCATAAAGGTTGACTACAACCGAGATAGTTTATTTGACGAATTAGGTAGAATTAGATTAAAAGAAAGTTATATGAAAGATGATGAAGTGAGTCCGCAAGAGAGATTCGCTTTTGTTTCTAGTAAATTTGGGAGTAATCCAGAACATGCGCAAAGGTTATATGAATACAGCAGCAAACATTGGTTGTCTTATTCTACTCCCATTTTATCTTTTGGTCGTAGTAAGCGTGGTTTGCCTATATCATGTTTCCTTAATTATATCGAAGATACTGCGGAGGGTTTAGTTGATAATCTATCAGAAACTAATTGGCTTTCTATGCTTGGGGGTGGTGTTGGTATTGGCTTTGGTATTCGTTCAGCAGACGATAAATCTACTGGTGTCATGCCTCACCTCAAAATGTATGACGCAAGTTCTTTGGCATACAGGCAAGGTCGTACTCGCAGGGGCAGTTATGCTGCTTATCTGTCTATTGATCATCCAGATATCATCAACTTTCTAGAGATGCGCAAGCCGACAGGCGATCAAAACATGCGTACTCTAAACATGCATCATGGGATTAACATTCCAGATGCATTTATGGAAATCATTGAACAGAGTATGATTGATCCAGACTTCGATGACTCTTGGAAATTAGTGGATCCTGCTTCCAATGAAGTTCGTGAAACTGTATCAGCAAAAGAATTATGGCAACGCATTCTTGAGATGCGTATGATGACAGGTGAACCATATCTACATTTTATTGACGAATCAAATCGACAAATGCCACAATGGTTAAAAGATCTTGGGTTAAAGATTAATCAATCTAATCTTTGCTCTGAGATTATTCTACCAACAAATGAGAAACGAACAGCAGTATGTTGTTTGTCATCACTAAACTTGGAGTATTATGATGATTGGAAAGATGAACCGCAGTTCCTTCGTGATGTTGCTGAAATGCTTGACAATGTTCTTCAGTATTTTATTGATCATGCTCCTTCCTCAATTAAGCGTGCAAAGTACTCAGCAACTCGTGAGAGAAGTATCGGCATTGGTGCGTTAGGTTGGCATGCATATTTACAGAAGAATAATCTTCCATGGGAATCATCATTGGCAGTTGGTAGAAACAAAAACATCTTTAAAAATATAAGAGAGAAATTAGATGTCGCTAATAAAGAACTGGGATTGGAAAGAGGTGAAGCACCTGATGCAGTGGGTACTGGGAATAGGTTTAGTCATCTTATGGCTATTGCTCCCAATGCTTCTTCTTCCATTCTCATGGGCAATACTAGTCCTTCTATTGAACCTTATCGTGCCAATGCTTATCGCCAAGACACTTTATCGGGTTCTCACTTAAATAAGAATCGTTATTTGGATAAAGTTATTATGAAATATCTGGATCCAAATGATTCAGCGTTGACACCGAAAGGCGAAGATGAGTATCAACAAATTTGGAGTTCGATTATTGCGAATGATGGTAGTGTTCAGCACTTGGATTGGTTGGGAGAATGGGAGAAAGATGTCTTCAAGACTTCTATGGAAATTGACCAGCGTTGGGTCATTCAACACGCTTCCGACAGGCAACAATATATCGATCAAGCGCAATCGTTGAATGTGTTCTTTAGACCAGATAGTCACATCAAATACATTCATGCTGTGCATTTCCAAGCATGGAAGTCTGGATTAAAGACTATGTACTACTGCCGTAGTGATAAGATCGCCAAAGCAGACAAAGTATCAAAGCGAATTGAACGAGAAATTATTAAAGAAATCAACCTTCATGATTTGGCAGAAGGTAATGAATGTTTGGCTTGCGAGGGATAAAATGATCACAAAAACAAAAACAAGATTAACAGATACAAGAGATTCCTTTAAACCATTCAACTATCCATGGGCATATGATGCTTGGTTGAAACATGAACAAGCACATTGGTTGCATTCAGAAGTACCAATGGCAGAAGATGTTAAAGATTGGAAAAAGAAATTAACACCTGAGGAAAAACTATTCCTCACGAACATCTTTAGATTCTTTACGCAGGGTGATATCGATGTGGCTGGTGGATATGTTAATAACTATCTTCCATACTTTCCACAACCTGAGATTCGTATGATGTTGATGGGTTTTGCTGCAAGAGAAGCATTACACATTGCTGCATACTCTCACTTAATTGAAACTCTTGGAATGCCAGAGTCTACATACAATGAGTTTCTTGAATACCAAGAGATGAAAGATAAACATGACTATGTACTTGATATTTCTAGTCGCAATGGTACTATCGCTAGTACTGCTGAGCATATTGCTGTTTTCAGTGCCTTTACTGAAGGGATGCAGTTGTTTAGTTCTTTTATCATGTTGCTTAATTTTCCACGTCATGGCATGATGAAAGGTATGGGTCAAATTGTTACTTGGTCTATTGCCGATGAAACAATCCATGCTGAGTCAATGATTAAGTTGTTCCGTGAGTATATCAAAGAGAATCCTGAGATTTGGAATGATGAACTAAAGGGTAAGATATACACGATCGCTGAGAAGATGGTAGAGTTAGAAGACAAGTTTATCGATCTTTGCTATAAAGGCGCAGACATGCGTGAACTATCTGCAGAAGATGTTAAGAAATATATTCGTTATATTGCAGATCGTCGTCTTATCTCTCTTGGCATGAAAGGTATCTTTAAAGTTAAAAAGAATCCACTACCATGGGTTGAAGAAATGATCAATGCACCAGTACACGGAAACTTCTTTGAGAATCGTGTGACTGATTACGCAAAGGGTGCATTGTCTGGCACATGGGGTGATGTTTGGGGTAAAGCAGCATGACAACTAAGATTTTTGAGTGTAACGAATGTCAGGCGAGAGGTAAGATTATCCTCAAGTCAGAAGAACGATTGGAAGATATCGTTTACTGTCCTGTGTGCTCCGCTGATATTTACGAAGAAGACGATTACGAAGAGGAAGAATAAATAGTAGTTTACACTACTGATTATTCTAATGTGGCTTTATAATAACGAACTTATTGAAGAACTACCTGATGACTGTGTTGGCTTTGTTTATTTAATTACGAACAAAGCCAGCAATCGTATGTATATTGGCAAGAAACTATCCAAGTTTGCTAAGACTACATACAAAATGGTAAAGCAGAAAAACGGAACTAAGAAACGAAAGAAAATCCGTAGCAAAATAAACTCTGATTGGATGGAGTACTATGGTTCGAGTATAGAACTAAATAAAGATGTAGAGTCTCTCGGCAAAGACAACTTTGTTCGTGAGATTCTTTTCTTTTGTAAATCCAAAGCTGAATGTTCTTACATAGAAGCACGAGAACAGTTTGCACGAAAGGTGTTGGAGTCAGACGACTACTACAATGGACAGATTTCTGTCCGAGTCCATGGCTCTCATATTAAAAACAAACTATGACATATTTACTTTTTACAGTTGCACTATCGTTATCGGCTCTAGCTGCATATTACGCAGTGATGGGTCTCATCGCAATTTTTGCTGCAGCTGTTGTACCGATTGCTCTTATGGGTTCTTTGCTTGAGGCATCGAAACTCGTAGTTGCATCATGGCTCTATCGAAATTGGAAAGAAATTCCAAAATTGATGAAGTCATATTTTGTAGTTGCCTTGGTAGTGTTAATGTTATTAACATCTATGGGCATTTTCGGATTCTTATCAAAGGCACATTTGGATCAAGCAATTCCTTCGGGAGATGTTCAATCTAAGTTGGCATTAATTGATGAGAAGATTAAAACAGAAAAGGAAAATATCAATGCAAATCGTAAAGAACTTACTCAACTCGATGCTCAAGTTGATCAAACCATCGCAAGAACCGACGATGCCAAAGGAACCGACAGAGCCATTGCCATCCGTAGAGGACAGCAAAAAGACAGAGCCAGAATCCTCAACGAAATCGGTGCAGCGCAAACCAAGATCGCCAAGTACAACGAAGAGCGTGCGCCAATCGCCAGCGAAGTCCGTAAAGTCGAAGCAGAAGTAGGACCAATCAAGTACATTGCTGCATTGATATATGGTGACGAAAGTGCAACTGATGTCACTATGCTTGAGAAAGCAGTCCGCATCGTCACCATACTCATTGTTATTGTATTTGATCCACTGGCAGTTCTTTTGTTAATTGCAGCTAACTGGAATCTTAAACATACTGGTGGAAGAAGATGGAATGATTTCTTTCAAAAACCACCTGTTGAAGATTTTCCAGAACCAGTAGAGATTAGACTTAATGACGAAATAAAAGTCGAAGAACCAAGCACAACTCCTGTGTTTGATCATATGACAGAACATCTTTCCAAAGAACCACTAGAAACAACTGTTGTTCCAGAAGAAATTAAAAAAGAAGTAAATGAGTTACTGGAGTCTGAAATTCCAGAAATAGAAGTAGATGAACCAACAAAAGATTGGGAACCAGAGTTATACAATCGAAAACAAGTTGGTCGTCATATGGAAGAAACAGGACAAAAACCACCGAAAGCACAATCGTTCTTGAATAGAGTCCAGAGTGTGTTTTTATCACCCAATGTGAAAACCATTGAAAAAGAAGTTGATGAGTTGCAAAAGAAGTAGTCGTATTTCCGACTTATAAATACATATTCGTCGGATAACACACTACTCCTAAATAAAAGTAGATGTGAGTTGCATTACTTAATGAATCTCTTATAACTATAATAATAAAAAGGTTTCAAAATGATCAAAAAGATCGCTACAGCGGTGCTTTTTATCATGACTACATCAATTACAATGGCAGATCCCATTGTAACCGACTCGACAAGTAGAAGTACGACTGATTCAACCTCTACTAGCACTACAACAGTAAAATCCCCTCCACCAACTGCGGTTGCTCCTGCAGTTACAGTTATCAACTCCGATGTTTGCGCAGTAGGTGTATCTGGTGCAGCACAAACACAAATTCTCGGTATCAGCTTTGGTTCTACCATGATTGATAAAAACTGCGAACGATTAAAACTTGCTCGTGGTATCTACGATATGGGTATGAAAGTTGCTGCAGTTGCCATTATGTGTCAAGATGAACGAGTATTCTCAGCAATGATGAATGCTGGTACACCATGTCCAGTAGATGGTAAAATCGGCGAATCTGCTAAAACAATCTGGGAAACTGATCCATCTAGACAGCCACAGAAAGTTAAGAGCAAGGACTAACCAATGATTAGGTTAGTTATTGTTTTTGTTGTCTTTATATTGGCAATGATACTTGGTCATTGTTCAGCACAAGCACAAACTCCAATCGTATCTGAAAATATCCTAACACCAACTGTTGGTGCTTGGGCTGGTTCTGTTGCTGGGCAAGCAGGTGGGTTTTCTGGTGGTGGTAGTGGACCAGCATTCAACGCTGCAACAAATACTTTAATCTTTGGATATACAAATAAAACAGCAACTCAAAATATAACTGCTGAAGCATTTGCTATTCAACATGCATTAGATTTATCAAACTCTGGTATTAAAATTAATGGATATAATTATTCTTGGCAAATTGATAACTCTGGTCAACAGTCAGGAACATTAAGTGGTAAAGTTGAATTGTTGAGAGGTGGTACTGCTCTTCAATCATATACCTACAATTATAATGCTCCCACTCAGGGATTTGAGTTAAAGACGGGAACAGAAACATTTGCAAGTGAACACGCTTTGCTTGCTGCAGATTCAATTGCATTATCATTTACTGGTAAAGATGCTAGATTCTGGGCAGGTTATTATGGTCCAAGAGTTCGTGATCCATCTCTAACTTTAAACTATACAACTGATCCATGTATGAGCAATCCAGCATACTCATCATCTTGTGCTGGATTCAACGATATTCTTACCAGTAGAAGAATGTATGCCGAAAGTTATGCCATCAATCAAGCACTAGATTTAGTTGGTGCTGGTTTAAAAATATATGGTTTGAATTATGGATATGATTATGTTTTGGGTGGTCAATGGTGTTCAGTTGCTGGTACAAATCCAGATGGAACACTTGGATGTTCTATGATGGCTCCATCATCTATTGCTGTTGGTGTTGCAGTAACAAAGATTGATGGAAGTGTTTTATATTCTAATAGTCATTATCATGAAGAACAGAATTCATCTGGTTCAATAACAAATTCTCATGTTTTTAATAACTCATTATTGCTCGGTGATATGGGTGGCTTTGCTCTGGTTGATAATGTATATGGCACTGGTGCTGTTTTCAATAAGTTTAGTAGCTGGAAATATACACCAGACCCATGCGTAGTTAATCCACTATCATCTACAACATGTTCTGGTTATCAAGCAGCATATCAGGCTCAAATGTGTGCAGCGAATCCGACATATAATTCTGCATGTCCAGGTTATGCTGCAGCAATGTTTACTCAACAGTGCACTGCCAATCCACTATCAGATCCGTCTTGCCCAAGTTATGCTTCTGCTTATCTAACATATCAGTGCACAATTAATCCACTATACAGCACCACTTGTTCTGGATATGAAACAGCATATTTTAATCAACAATGTTCAATTGATGCAACATATAATTCAAGATGTCCAGGATACGAACAAGCATACTTAAACAAACAGTGTATCAAAGATTCATTGTATAGTAGATTATGCGAAGGATATAACACCGCATATGCTATCAAATATCTAACACCAATATCGTCAGACTCGACTGTGGCAAATGCAGTTAATGGTTCTTTATCAGATACAGCTGCAGTAAAAGCAAACGATCCAGCCACTACTAAAGTAGCAGTCAATACTGTCACAACAACTATCAATACTGATGGCTCTATTTCTACTGGTGTATCTACAACTGGTGATACCAATGTGGACAAAGCAATTACTGCTAAAGCATCAACAACCAATACTGCACCAGCTGCAGTTCAGTTAGCACCACCTCCACCACCTCCACAACAACAGATGGCTCAGAACGAACCAAGGGGTGGAGATAAACCTGAACCAAAGGGTGGTAACGACAAACAAGAGGATAAAAAAGATGATGCTCCGAAAGGCTCTGGAAGCAATTCTCCGCCACCGAATACTAATACTGCTCAAGCGTCATCTGATAAACCAGCAGCACCAACTGTCCGACAAGAAATCCAAGCAAAACGAGAAGCAGCAGCAAAAGCAGAAGCTGTAGAAAAGGGTAAAAATCTTGCTGGTGAAATGGGCAAAGCATCAGATTTAGAAGCACAGAAAGCAGTTCAGAATGTAGTTATCCAAGCAATGGGGTTCACTCCTGGATTTGATGCTTATAGCAGACAGATGATAGTTCAACAACAATTCTATAAACCATATCAAGTTTATGGAAATCAAAAGACAATTGATAATCGTGCCAATCTGAGAATGTTTGGTGGTACTGATAAACTTCACAATGAGATGGTGGAGAAGCAATATGAAAGTAAATAATGGATCCATTAACTTTATTTGCTCTCGCTAATGGTGCAGTATCAGCTATAAAGGCAGGGTGTAAACTTTACAAAGACATAAAGGGTGCAGCTGGTGATATAAAGGATGTACTCAAAGATCTAGATGAGCAGTTCCATGGAGCATATGCAGCTAAAGGTAAAACACCACCAGCTGCAGCAGTTAAACAATTAAATGAAGAGAAAGCAAGAGTAAAGGAATTAAACAAGAAAGATTCTGGTGATGTTTATTTTGAACTTGGTCAACATCTAGGTGCTTTCTTTGATAATCAAGCGAAATGTATAGCAGTATTTGAGGCAGAAGAAAAACGATCATATCAATTATATACTGGTGATGCTTCTGTGGGTAGTCGTGCTCTACAAAGAGTTCTGATGAAAAAGAAACTTGAGCAAATGGAAATTGAATTACGTGAAATAATGGTATACCAAAGTCCACCAGAATTGGGTGCTCTTTGGACAGAAGTTTTACAGCAGTCCAAGATATTAAATGCAAGACAAGCTGTTGCTCTGAAAAAACAAATTGAGAAGCAACATAAAGAAGATCTTGAACATGCGAGGTTTATGCGAAAGGTTT